CGTGGACGAGCTGCACGCCTGGCAGGCACCGCGCCTTCGCCGGGCATGGGCTGCGCTCACTACCGCCGGCGGCGCACGAAAGAGCGCCCAGGTGTTCACCATCACCACGGCCGGCGAGAGCCACACCCGCGACACGAGCATCTTGGGCCGCCTGATCGACGGCAACGAGCGCCAGGGCGAGACCGAGAAGCGTGGCGCGCTGACGGTGTCCCGCAACTTCGCCGGCCGCACGCTTGTGTGGAAGTACGAGGCTAAGACGACCGACCCGCTCGACACCAAGGCGATCAAGGCTGCGAACCCCGCCTCGTGGATCACCGAGGAGTACCTCGCCAAGCAGGCCGCGAACCCCGAGCTCACGCCGGACGAGTTCCTGCAGCTGCACGCCTGCGTCTGGACCGACGGCTCAAGGCGCGCGTGGATCCAGCGCGCGGCGTGGCAATCGCTTGAGGTCCCTGGGCTTGTCGTTCCCGACGGCGCAGAGCTGTTCATCGGTGTCGACGCGGCCTTGGCCGACGACTGCACCGCAGTCGCCTGGGCGTGGCGGATCCCGGATTCTGATCGCATCGGCGTCAAGTGCCACGTAATCGGTGCGAGGCGCGGCGTTGCCTGTCACGAGCTGGTGGCTGAGCGCACGATGGACCCGCGCCTCGCGATCGAGGTCATCGAGCGACTGGCCAAGGACCACCCGATCCGCGAGATCGCCTACGACCCCAACCGCTTTGAGCTCGCCGCGCGAATGCTTGACGAGTCGGGCTACCGCGTCGCCGACGCGTGGGGCCGGCGCGCCAACCAGACCCGCGCATGGGCGGCGTTCTTCGACGGCGTCCAGACCTCACGCATCGCTCACGACGGTGACCTCGTGCTGTCGGAGCACGTCACCCACGCCGAGGCTGAGCACACCGACAACGGCTGGAAGGTGCGCAAGATCCGCGGGCAGGGCTCGGTCAAGATCGACGCGATGGTCGCAGCCGCCATGGCCACTTGGCGCTGCCAGGTCGAGGGCGACTCCGCCGACTATGTGCTCGCGTGGGATGACATCGAGGTGCCGGCGTGACCACCGACACCCAACGGATCACCGTGCGCGATGCGGCGGACGCCTCGGCCAACATCATCTGGAGTCTCGAGGACCGACTTCGCCTCGCGCACGGCGAGAACCTGGGGCTTCGCGCCCTGCTTGAGGAGCACGGCATCAGCGCGCCTGCTCCCGACGGCGTCGTGACGCTGCTGCGCCTTCGCCGACTTGAGAACGTCATGGACCTCGCCCGCGAGTACCTGTTCGACGAGTGCGAGGCCAAGCGCGCGGACCTGTGGGCCGCGATCGTCGAGGCAGGCAGGGCCCCGTGAACATCGTCGGGCTCATCAGCTGGTGGGAGGAGGCTCCGTCGTGGCTTGCCGCCACCGTCACCTCTGCCGCGAAGCTCTGCGATCACATCGTGGCCGTTGACGGTGCCTATGCGCTCATGCCTGGCGGGACCGCCCGATCAGAGGCGATGCAGGCAGAGACCGTGCTCCGCACATGCGATGCGCTGGGGATCGGGTGCACCATCGTGCGCCCCAAGGACGTGTGGTTCGGCAACGAGGTCGAGAAGCGCACGTTCGCCTTCGCCGAGTGCCGCAACGTCGTGACCCCGGGCGAGGACTGGATCGTCGTCCTTGACGGCGACGACGTGCTCACCGACGTTCCCGAGGACACGCGGACCAAGCTTGACCTCACCGACAAGGACGTCGCTGAGGTCACCTTGTGGGAGCGGCAGACGTGGATCAGCGAGGAAACTGCTGCCGCCGCGCAGACGCTTGACCTCCCGCCCGTCTCCTCGCACACCCAGCGCAGGATCTACCGGGCGGCTGAGCGCATCGAGGTCGTGGGAGCGCACTTCTGCTACCGGGCATACATGAACGGCCAGCACCGCTGGTACTGGGGAACGAACGACCACGGCCTTGTCGAGGCGCTTCCTCTCCCCAACGTGCGCATCGAGCACCGCACGCGGCACCGTGACCTCAACCGCCGCCAGGCGGCCAAGGACTACTACGAGCGCCGGAACGCCATGAAGATCGAGACCGTCGGAGTTCGCCTGATGGAGGGCGAGGACGGCAAGGTGGTGAGAGTTGGCTAGCTGGCGTGACTTCTTCCGCGCAACCCCGGCACCGCCAGCCGAGGAGCGCGCGATGGACTTCGGCCGCGAAGACATCATCCCGCTGCCGGGGGCGAACTACGCGACGTGGACGGGCATGTACATGCCCGACGACCAGGCTGCGGGGCTGCCGAGCGTCGGCGCGGCGGTGCGCCTGATCTCAGAGACCATCGGATCGCTTCCGTGCCTTGTCTACCGCGGCATGGGCCCCGATCGCGAGAAGGCGAACGGGACCCTGCAGTGGGATCTTCTGCACGAGCGTCCGTCGATCGACTCGACACCGTTCGACATGTTCCAAGACGTCGCCGCGTGCGTTGAGACCCGCGGCAACGCCTTCCTGCAGAAGGTCCGCGACTCGCGCGGCCGGGTCACTGAACTGATTGTGATCGACCCCGATGCGGTGCGCGTCTACCGCGATGCGGAGACCCGCGAGAAGAAGTTCGACATCCAAGCCGGCGGCGATCGCTACGTCGGGCTCACGTCCACCGACATCCTCCACGTGCGCGGCATGACGCTTCGCGGTGGCGTCCGCGGCATCTCGCCGATCGAGCTGCACCGCAACAGCATTGCGATGGCCTACGCAGTGCAGGAGTACGTGGGGCGCTACTTCCAGAACGACGCAAGCCCCGGCATGGTGATCAAGGTCCCCGGCAGCCTGAGCAACCAGCAGGCGCGCCAGATCCTTGAGGTGTGGAGCCAGAACCACGCCGGGCTTCGCAACGCTCACCGACCGAGCGTCCTTGCCGGCGGTGCGGAGCTTGATCAGGTGCGGGTCAACCTCTCCGACACGACCGCGATCGACGCGCAGAAGTTCAGCGTGTTTGAGGTCGCGCGCATGTTCAACATCCCGCCCACCCTGCTCGGCGCGTTTGAGTCGACATTCCGACCGACTGCCGACGAGGCCGACGCATTCCTCAAGTTCTGCCTGGGCCCGCGCCTTGCGCGCATCCAGTCGGCGTTTCGTGCTGACCAAGACCTGTTTGGCGGCACCAACCTCTACCCCGAGTTCAAGGTGGACGCACTGCTTCGCAGCAACACCGGCGAGCGGTACGCGGCGTACGTGGCCGCGCGCCAGGCCGGATGGCTGAGCTCCAACGAGATCCGCGAGCTTGAGAACTACCCCTCCGTCGATGGCGGCGACAACGTCCAGCAGACGCCCGTCGGCGGGGCCCCGAACACGACACCCGAGACCTGATGAGCGATCAGATGCACGACCACGACCCGGCCGCGGGAGAGACGCCCCTGCCCGAGGAGCGCATCGCGGTCACCCGCGACGACTATGAGGGCGCGAACCTGACCGCGCGCCAGCAGACGCTTGCCGAGGCGCATGAGTCGGTCGCTGAGACCTTTGGCCGCTTTGACCAGTCAATCGGGCCCGACGGCGCGCACTACATGGCCCCCGATGACAATCCGTTTTCCGACGACGGCATGGCGTGCGTCAACTGCGTCGCCTTCCGCGGTGGCGGCGGGTGCGAGTGGGTGGCCGGCGAGATCGCTCCGCAGGGCCTGTGCAAGCTCTGGGTCATCGCCGCCGACAAGCTCGTCGGCGTTGAGCCCCAGCCGGTCCCGGACTCTGCCCCTGAGTCCGAGGACGAGATGGAGGGCGACGATCTGCAGCTGATCGGCGCATCCGACATGACCCAGGAGGTCGCATCCGTGCCCGAAACCCGGGTGACCGAGCGGGCCGCCCCGCTTGCCCGCGTCGAGTGGCGCGAGAGCGGCGCAGGCCCTGAGATCAAGACCATCCGCGGCTACGCCGCGGTGTTCAACAGCATGAGTCATGACCTTGGCGGATTCCGCGAGGTCATCGCCCCTGGCGCGTTCTCCAACGCGCTCGCACGCGGTGCCGATGTCAGGCTCCTCTACAACCACGACGACGGCGCGGTCATGGCCCGCACCAAGAGCGGAACGCTCGAGCTCGTCGAGGATGAGGTCGGCCTGCGCATCTGGGCGCGCGTGGACATGGCTGATCCTGACGTGCAGCGCGTCGCGTCCAAGATGATGCGCGCCGATGTGGATCAGATGAGCTTTGCGTTCACCGTCGAGGACGACGAGTGGGACGAGAGCGGCGGATACCCGCTGCGCACGATCCGCTCGGTCGGTGAACTGTTCGAGGTTTCGGTCGTGCCCTTCCCCGCGTACGAGGCCACCAAGGCCGAGATGCTGGAACGGGCCCGCTCCGATGGTCGCGTGCTGGTTGCACGGGCCGAGCCCACCGTCGCGGAGCCTTCTCCGGGCGGCAGCGAGTCGCAGGTCGTTGACCTGGGCATGGGCCGATCGCGCTCCGACGAGGGGCGCATCCGGGCCGCCAAGTGGCGCGCCCGTCTCTCCCATCACAGACTGAACACGAGGTGAACCACATGAGCGACAAGCTCACTGAGGCTCGCTCCGCGCTCGTTGCCGCCGTCGAGGAACTCGACGAGGCCACGGCTGCGCTGACCGAGCCGGCTGACGGCGTTGATCTTGACGAGCTCGAGGCGCGCTGCGCCGCGGCTGAGGTCGAGATCGAGCGCCGCAAGAAGATCGTCGACCGCATGGAGAAGGTGACCGAGGCTCGTGCCTCGCAGCCGATCATGGTCGAGGAGGAGGACGTGCGCGTGGAGGTCCGCAAGGAGGAGTCGATCTACCGTCTGGACGGTCAGAACAGCTTCTTCCGTGACGTGATCCACGCCCACAACGGCGACATCGACGCCCGCGAGCGCCTGCACCGTCACTCGGTGGAGATGCGTGACGTCACCGCCGCGTCCGGTGGTGCTGGCTACATCCCGCCGAACTACCTGGCTGAGTACGCCGCGCCGAAGGTGCGCGCCGGCGGCCCGCTGCTCGCGCA